GTGACCACCGCGTCGGCGCTGGCCACCGGCACTACCGACACCATCGGCACCGCCGAGTGGGCCGCCGTGGCGCTGCTGGCGCAAGACGGCATCAATGGCACCAATGGCACCAACGGCACCAACGGCCAGCGCGGCAGCATTGAGGCGGCAGCCAGCATCACGGGCACCAGCTGGAGCGACGCCGCCGCCGTGGCCGCCATCAGCGCGGCCGGCTACGGGGCGCCTGTGCTGCTTGATCGCGTCACGCTCTACAACAGCAGCGCCAATTACACCCAATCCAAATATTACGACGGCGCAGCGTGGCAAACCTGGGCGGCGCTGGTCGATGGAAATTTGCTGGTCAACGGATCGGTGGCAGCAAACAAGCTGTCAGTAAACCAGCTTGATGCGATCAGCGCCACAGTCGGCTTATTGCGATCCGCCACCAGCGGCGCCCGTCTTGAAATATCCACCGATGTAATTCGTGTCTACGATTCATCTGGTGCGCTGCGCGTCAAGCTTGGAAACCTGGCATGACGTTCGGGCTGCAAATCACAACCGCCAGCGGCGAAGTTGTTTTCGATTCAACGGCCGCTGTTGGTGGTGTGCTGGCCGATGTGGTTTCGCGTGCTGCAAGCGGCTCACCAACCACCGTTAGTTACCCCGCATTTGCGGGCCACACTCCATATTCGGCTGATGCAGGCGGTAATTTTGGCGTTGGGGCATGGGACACCTCTTTGGGTTACCCAAGGTTAACTATTCCAGCCACATCAACCCCAATCGTCATCGCGGTGTTTTTTAAATGACATTCGGCGCCAAGATATTCAACCCCGGCAATGAATTGGTGGTGTCTGCTGATTCAGCCACCTATTACTACGCAGGGCTGGCAACGTTGTACAGCACCACGGCGGCAGCATCAAACCACTGCGGCTCATACACCTACAAAACAACATTGCCGGCTGGGTCAAAGCCGCCTATGTTTTTTGTTGAGCTAAAAAGTGGAGCGGTTATCAATATCACTGATGTATTTGGTGGTGCACTTTATGGCTACGGCAATGATTGGTATGTGAATATCGATTCAGTGGCAATCAGCGGGTCAACGTCAGCGCCGCCATCACAAACCATGGTGGTGCCTACGGTCTATGTTTATGCGCCAGCCATTGCGCCAACTGACACATATGGCTGCATGCTTTATTTGCCAACCGGCGAGCCTGCAGTTGATTTTACGAGGCGGCCGTTATTCATGAGGGCGGCGCTTAATTTCAGTGCCGTATCAGATACAGGCCCTCCGTTTTTTGATGATTCGGTTTCACTGCCGGTGTCAATATCAAAGCCTGCAATATTTGGCAATTGCAGTGGTGAGTATTTTTGGGCTGACACATATGCAGGGGTGACCTACAAATATGGGTGGGCACTGTACGGGGGTAGCCTGCACCGCTACCCCTATTTTTCAACGCTTGACGCCAGCATGGGCGCAGACGATGGCGAGGTATCAGGCGGGGTAATGTCTGCCGCCACAGCGCTTTTGGTTGAGGCAATAAATCTTGTTTAAGGAGCACCAATTGAAAACCTTGAAAATCATTCTCGCGGCTGCAGTGTTGGGCATGTCAACCGGTTGCGCTACAGGGCCGGCCAGCGGCCCGCCGGTGCACGAAAAACCCAACCCCAACAGCGTTTGCCGGTGGGAGCGCGGCAACTGTCAGTCCTACAACCCCCGAGACCGGCTCGACATGATCCGGTTGCAACAAGAGTTAGGTTTGTAGCAGCAGGCCATGCCGCTGCAGACGTCTGCACCGCCCGGCCGCAGCGCACGCGGGCTGCGGCCATCCGATACCCACACCCACCACCTGGAGCCCTGCGCAATGACCGAACCAACTCTACCCACCGCCGGCGTCGGCATCGTCACCGTCGCGGTGGCGTTGCTGGGCCCCATGGCGGGGCCCTATGCCGTCATCGTGCTCAGTGCGCTGGCCGGCGCGTTGTGGGCGCTGTCGGCCCAGGCCACGCCCAACCGCATCGCCGGCGGGCTGCTGGTGGCCCGCCTGGTGCTCACCGCGGTGGTGCTGGCCGGCGGGGTGGCCTGGATCATCGACAGCCAGTACCACTGGCCAGCACATCAAACCCTGGCACCGGTGGCGTTTGCCATTGGCATGGGCGGTGATCGCTGGCGGTCGCTGGTCGACGTGGTGGTGGGCCTGGTGAGCAAGCGGGTAGGAGGGGGCCAATGAGCACCGATTTGTACCTGCTGGCGTGCGCTGTGCTGGTTTACAGCGGCTTTTGCCGCCTGGTGCACATGACCACCGCAACGCGCCTGGTCATCCGCGCCGCGATCTGGGTGCTCACCGTGGTGGCCGCCGTGGGCGTTGCGGCCGTGCTGGTGTGGGGTTACCACCCGCACTGGGTGGCCGTGGCCCAGGTGGTGGCCATCGCCATCGTGCAAGTGGCCTGCTCGTCGCTATGGCGAGCGGGTGTGCCTGATGACTACCAACGCCCCAGCCAACTGGAGATCCAACATGATCGACCCTGAACAACTGGCCGCCGCGTGCGGCTGCAATGCCCAACGTGCGGCCACCTGGGCCGCCCCGCTGAGTGAGGCCATGGACGCCTGGGGTATCAACACCCCGGCGCGCCAGGCCGCGTTTCTGGCACAGATCGCGCACGAGTCGGGCCGCCTGGTCTACGTGCGCGAGCTGTGGGGCCCCACGCCCACGCAAACGCGGTACGAAGGTCGGCATGACTTGGGCAACCTGCAACCGGGCGACGGCTTCAAGTATCGCGGCCGGGGCCTGATCCAAGTGACCGGCCGGGCCAACTACATCGACGCCCGCGACGGCATGCGGCAGCACATGCCCGACGTGCCCGACTTTGAAGCCGAGCCCGAGCTGCTGGAGCAACCCAAGTGGGCCGCGCACTCGGCCGCGCACTATTGGTGGACGAAGGGGCTCAACATCCTGGCCGATGCCGGCAGCTTTGAAGCCATCACCCGGCGCATCAATGGCGGGCTCAATGGCCAGGCTGACCGCCTGGCGCTGTGGGGCGACGCCCAGGCCGCGCTGGGAGTGGTGGCGTGATCGCCGGCCTGCTGCTGGGCAGGGTGCCGCCCGGCGTTGTCATCGCCCTGGTGGCCAGCGTCATCGAGATTGGCGCCGGCATCTGGGCCGGGCACCACTTCACGGCCCAGGCCTACGAGGCCCAGATTGCCCAGGCTGATGCAGCCCGCGCCAAGGCCGTGGCCGATGCCGCCAGCGCGGCACAAACAGAGACCGCCCGCCGCGTGCAGGCTCAACAGGAGATTGCCCAAGATGCCCAACACGCTGCCCAGGCCGCTCGCTTTGATGCTGGCCGTGCTGATGCCGCTGCTGCTACTTTGCGCGTGCAGCTCGGCGCCTACCTCGCCGGCAATCGTGGCGCCGCCGTTGATCCCGCCACTGTCGCCGCTGGCCAGACAGCCGGCGATGCCGCCCGAGTGCTCGCCGACCTGTTCAGCCGCGCTGATGACTTTGCGGGCCGAATGGCGGCAGCGGCTGATGCTGCCAGGGCAGCCGGCGCAGCCTGCGAGCGCAGCTACGACGCCTTGAGCAAATGATTCGCCTGCGCTGGTGGCGCCGGCCGCCACCAGAGCCGTCCAGCACCCTGGCCGATGTTGACTGGGACACCGGGCGCGACACTGCACCGATGGACCTGGGCCAGTCCGCTGATGTGCGCTACAGCGCCAGGCGCACCCGGCCTGCAGGCAATGACGAGGTGGTCAGCGGGCCGGTGCCGTTGGCCGATTGATCGGCTCGTCGTCACACCCGGGCTCACGATCCCATGCACTGCACCCACGCTCAGGTTGTGACCTGACCCGTGCACACCCTGGGCAATTGCACTGCGCGGCCGTGCCGTTGGCAATCAAGCCCGCAAAGTGCACGCACACCCAGCAGGGCTGATCGTCCAGCGGTTGGCCAATGTGTGAGTGCGACATGCGAAAAGGGTAGGGTGGCCAGGCCGCACAGTCGGCCCGATGCGGGAGCGCCTGCGGGAGTTGCGGGAGCAACTACAAACCAGCAAGGCGGAAAACAGTTATAAATCAACAGCTTACAACTGGCGGAGAGAGCGGGATTCGAACCCGCGGGGGGCTGTTAATCAGTGGGCGGTTTGAGCACTGGCGCGGCCTGCAGCACGATTACTCCCGCATGCAATATGCGTTTTGCACAAAAAAGCCGCCTGGGAAGGCGGCTTGTTGCGGGAGCGGTTTTTACCGCACCGGCTTGAGCTTTTCGCCATGTACATAGTGCTGGCGGGTAACGCTCAAACTGCTGTGCTGCAGCAGGGCTGATGCATCAGCCAGTGAGCCGGCCAGCTGGCCTGCGCGCTTGCGCATGTCGCGCAGCCAAAGGTGCGCCACTTCGGGGCACTCGGCCTTCGCTTTGGTGCGTGCCTCGTCAAACCGTGCCTTGAGCATGCGGTAGGTGATGGGCTTGCGGCCGGCGGCCAGGATGAAGATGTGCTCGGGGGCCTTCAGGGCCTTGCGGCGCTCAATGATGGGCTGCAGCACGGTGGATGCTGCCAGGTCAAACTCGGCCCGCTTGCCGGTCTTGCCGGCCTTGACCACCAGCATGCCGGCGCGCACGTCAGTGAGGCGCAGGGCCAGCACGTCCATCACACGCAGGCCGGTGGCGGTGGCGATGTCGAGCGCGTCTTTGAGCACCTGGTCGCCGTGCTTGTGCAGGGCGGCAAAGGCCGCGTCGCCCACGTCGACCTGGCGCGAGGTGGTGGGGCCCTTCCAGCCGCTGCGTTGCATGTCGGCCGCTGGCCAGTGCAGCTCAGTGAGGCCCTGCAGGCGCGCCCAGCCCCAGATCACGCTGAGCAGCTGCATTTCTTGCTTTGCGCGGGCCTTGGCACTGCGCTGGTCGACGTAGCGCACCAGGGTGGGCATCTTGATGTCTTCCCACCTGGCGCCGCCGAACGGCCCGCGCAGGGCCGCCAGGCACTTGGTGTAGCCCTTGATCGTTTCGGGGCTGCGTTCGCGGCCGTCGGGGCGGATCTTGAGGCCGCGCTCTTCCCAGCCCCTGAAGGCCTCTTCCAGCGTGCCGGCGATGCGTGGGGCGTCGAGGTGGATCTCGGCCCAGCGGCGCAAAGCGGCATCGCGGTCATTGCCCAGCTTGATGTCGGGCTTGCCGGTGCCGCGCATGTCGTACCACCAGCTCGTCCACACCTGGCCGGCTTTGCCGCGCTTGATGCTGACACGCAGCTTGGGGTATTTGGAGGGTTTAGGCATGGTGCAGACGTCTAGACGGTCGGGGGGAGCCATCACAGATAGGGGTCAGGCACTTCGCGCAGGGTGCCAAAGTCATCCATCACGGCACACCACGCTTGCGCATCGTGCCGCAGCAGGTGGCGCGCACATGGCGGCCCGGGCCAAAGGTCATTGCTCCACTCAGGCGTGCCATCGCCTCGGCTGAACATCACAGGCACCTCCCACAGCCATGGCGCAGCATAGATGCTGCCGTGGCGAACGAGCGTGACGTCAAGGCCCAACGCATACTGAATCGTCATGTGAGGCTTTCAGCGCACGAGCGAGAAGTCAACGCCCGAGGCCTTGCTGGCGACCTGGGGCAGCAGGGCGTGGGCCTGGGCCACCTGGCGCGACACACGCACGGCGCGGCCCAAGAAGGTAAAAGGGATGCCCTGCCTGGCCAGCACTGCTGCCTGGCTGGCGGGGCGGGTCTTGCCGGTGATCTCGACCAGTTCTTTGGCCGTGAGTTCGTCGGTTGTCACGCTGCAGCCTTTTCCTTTTCCACGGCGTCGGCCATGGCCTGGGTTTGGATCTCTGACCACACTGCGGCCTGTTCGGCGGTGACCAGGTCGACGATGTCGGCCAGGTCATCCATGTGGGCCACGCCTTGCTTGGCCAGTTGGTAGTCGGGCCCGTCGAATGCCACGCGGTTGGTGCGGCCAAAGCGCTCGATGAGGCGCGTGACCACGTCGAGCTGCACGGCCATCTCGGCCACGCCAGCGTCGAGCAGCTGGGCCACGCGCACCCAGGTGAGCACGCTGCCGATGTAATCCCACAGCATGGGCGGCTCAGCCTGGCCGGTGGCGATGGCGTCGAGGTTGCTGACGTGGTACAGGCCAAGCTCACGGCGTTGGGCGGCCGTGAGCTTGGGGCGCAGCGCGCGTGGCAGCTTGGCAAGAAGGGCGCCATTGGGCTTGCGTGGCGGTGGTGGGCGGCGGCTCACTACATGCCTCCTTCTGTCTTCGCGCCCGAGACTGCAGCGCGATCCAGCCGCTCAATTTCGGCCAGGATCAGCGCGCCGGCGCGCACAAGATCACTGCGGCGGTCTTTCGGCTTCCACCAACTCGCTGCCCACGGCCAGTAGCCCGGGCACATGCCATCTGGCCGTTGCGGGGCTGCATAGCAGGCAGCCGCAGCGCCAATGCTTCCGTCGCTGTGCGCGTCATCGTGTTGCCAGGGCTGGCCAGCCGGATCAACCAGCATGCCGGTGAGCAGCAGGGGCGATGCGCGCAGGCGCCGGCCCTGCTGGCCGTCTTCAAGCTGTTTGAGGATGGCCTCGGCCTGGTCGTCGGTGATCAGGGCCGGGTGGGTGTTGCGCTGGATCTGCCACTCATGGCGCGGCCGGCGTTTGTCGCCGTTGATGCTGGCGGTGCCCATGCGCTCGGCGTGCATGCCCCACACGGTGTGGCCGGCGTAGGTGAGGGCCTGCCAGTCCATGCTTTGGGTGCTGCTGGTGGGCCATGGCAGGGCCAGCTTGGCCACGGCAGTGCCACGCGGCACGCCGCGGGCGCGCATGGCCAGGTAGGCGGCCACCAACGGGCTGGCCTGGTCGTCGATCACCAGGCGGCTTTTGAGCACGGGCGCACCATCACGCACGGCACCGGTGGCGGTGTAGTCGAGCGTGTAGCCACGCGGGGCCCGGCCACCGGCGCGCCAGCCCTGGCGCACGTTCTCGGCCATGCCGGCCAGGCCTTTGGCGCGGCTGATGAGGCTGTGGTACTCGTCAAACGCCTGCAGCACGCTGCGCAGCACCATGTCGGTGGCGGGGGTGGGGCTCACGGTTTGACAAAAAGCTCGCCGCGAATTTCAATGCAAGCGGTCATTTTTCCTGCGGCGGCACTTAAAAAGCCGTCGGGGCCCCGTGCCAGCTCGGTGGCATCAAATGATGGTGTGTATTCCAACGTCTTGACAACAAAACGGCCGGCGTCGATTGAATCAGCCAAGTCGCGCAAGGACTTGGAAAAGTGTTCTTGTTTGACCACTTGATCCTCCAGGGGAGCGGATATTGCCACGGTAGGCCAGGGCGGTAGTGCCCGCTGGCCAGCTCTTCGTGTAGCTGGTAGAGGTTGCGCTCGGCATGAGCCTCGAATGCCAGCGCTGAGGCGCTGTTGCGCTTGGTGCGTCGGCAGTTCGGTATGCAAGTCCATGGTGGCGGTGCTCAGTTCAAAGGATTGAAGGACTTAAGGGGTGACTCTGCGGATGGCCACAGCAGCGCCTTCGGCGCTCTTGCGGTCGTACTCCTGGCTGCCGTTGATGAAGGTGCAGTCCCAGGCGAACGAGGCGTCTTGCTCGTGCTGCTGGCAGGACCATTGCCAAACGGGCTTCAGGTGCGGCTTGCAGTTGGCGTACAGCAAGGCCTGCTCTTGCCGGTCGGGCAGCGATCCGCCGATTTCTTCAGCCCAGGCCATGGCGTCGTCCCAATCAAGATCGCTGTCGGGGCGCGGGGCCATCAGCACCAGGTGGTGCTTGATCTTGCCGTCAGCATCAAGCACGGTGCCGGCGTAGTGCTCACCGACCTGCAGTGTGATGGTGGCCTCAGGCACGATGAGCAGCGTGGGCCGGCTCGTGGGCTTCGATTGCTCGGTAAGTGCGGCAATCAAAACGGCCAAGCGGTTGTGCTCGGCCTGGATGTCTTCAAGGGTGATCGTGGTCACGGGTGTCTCTCCTGTGGTTTGAAAGGATTGAAGGATCAAGCGGTCAAGGGAATCAAGCGGACGGCCACAGCAGCGCCTTCGGCGCTCTTGCGGGTGTCGTTCTGGCCGCCGTCGTCGAAGCGGCAGCACCAGGCGTACGAGGCATCGTCTTCGTCTCCGGTGTCTGCTTCGAGGGAGTCACAAGTCCAGTGCCATTCGGGCTGCAGCTTGGCCTTTGCATGGTCGTACAACAGGGCGGCCACGGGGTGGGTCGGCAGGTGGCCATCGACGCTTTCGGCCCAGGCCTTGGCGTCTTGCCAGGACAAACGGCGACCAGGCTTGGCATCGACCAGCACCACCGCGTAGTGGATGCCGTCTTTGCCGGTGGTGATGCCCTGAAACGTTCCGCCTTCCAGTGGCTGGCCCAGTGGAGGCAGGCTGGAAAACAGGATGGCCGCAATAACGGCGTGCTTCAGGGTTTCGGTCATGGTGAAATGCTCCTTTCAGTGGCGGTGGTGGATTGGTATGTCAGTGATGAGGCTTGACCGGCTTCAAAGTCGCCGGGGCCTTGGGCATCGTCTTGAGCACGAACTGAGTGGTGCCCAGCAGGCGGTCAAATGCGGCATCTGCGCCCTCTGCGTTGGCCATCAGCACGCCGGTGACGCTAGCCAGCTTCATCAGGTAGTTGCCAATCGCAATCGGATCAACGCTGGCCATGCGGCAGGCTGTCAGGTAGTCGCCGACAGCTTTCTTGGCGAGCTCTTCGGCTTCGTCGGGGGTGGCTGCTTGTGTCATGGAGGGGCTTTCAGTTGTTGGGCTCAGGCTGCCCGCTTGAGCCCGTTGATGACCTCGCAGGCCGCCAGAACGTGAACGGCATTGCCGATCATCTTCATGGCCGTCTTGTGGTCTTCGGGCAGTTGGTAATCAGCGGGCAGGCCCATGAAGCGCTTGGCCTCGGGGATGCTCACCATTCGGATTCGGTCGCCGTTGATCACGGCATAGCGGTCGACGGTCGTCAGCGTGCCGATGGGGCGCGCCAAGCTGCGGCCAGTGCGCGTGCTGCCGTAATAGGGCAGCAAGAAGCGCTCGCCCAACTCAGCGCGGCCAACCGCAACAAGGCGTTGCGTGCGCGGCACTTTGTCAGCAACGCGTGACCAGTTGCCGGCGTTGAAGTCGATCACCTCGGCAGCAGGTCGCGGGTCACGCTTGGGCAGGTTGAGTTGCACCGGATGCTTTGACCGGGTGCCGACGATGAACAAGCGCGGACGGCTTTGCGATGCACCCAGGTCTGCGCAGTCAACCAGCATCGGGGCAAGTGCATAACCCAGGGCATGCATGGCCGCGCACCAAGCTTGGTACAGCACCCACTTGGCGTAGTCGGGCACGTTCTCCACGATGAAGGCTTGCGGCCGGTGTACCTCTGCGCAGGTCACCACTGCCCAGGCGGTGGCGCGCAGGGCATCGTGGTGCGGCTTCTCTTCCCCGCGGGCTTTGCTGTGCCCTTGGCAGGCTGGAGACGCCAGCAGCAAATCGTGTGCAGGCACGTCACGAAAGTCGGCCTGCTGCAAATCCTGGCAAGCATGCTCTGTGCCTGGGTGATTCGCCGCATGCCACTCCACGGCCGTGGGCCAGTGGTTGGCGGCCCACACCACGGTGCAGCCTGCAGCAGCAGCCCCGGTGCTGAAGCCGCCGGCTCCTGCGAACATGTCGATGGCGTTCACGCTGCCCTCAGCTCAGCAAACCGCGCCAAAAACATCGCCCTGGCCGTCTCCGGTGACACCGGCTTGATGACGACGGGCAGCAGCTCAAGGCCTGCAGTGCAATCCCATTGGTCTTGGTAGTCGGGCATCAGGTCGCGCTTCTCGGTGCCCAGCAGCACCAGGTCGGCGTGCTTGACCGAAGCAGGGAGCTTCGCCGGCAGCCCATACCGGCCGAACACGGCCGCCTCCACGCGGTCTTCGATCACCTTGTAGTCGGGCAACAACTGCTTGAGCGGTTTGGCCACGTCGCCAATGAATGCTTCGGCAGCGTCATGCATCAGGCCTGCAAAAGCGTCTTCGGCCGGCACGATGTGCGACACCAGCACAGAGTGCTGCGCGACGCTGTAGAACGTGTGCACGTGGCCCGTGAAACGACAGATGTGGCTCAGCGCGTGAGCGATGTCCACGATGGTGAATTCGCATTTCTCGGGATTGAGGAAGTCGAAGTAGGTGCCGCCTTGGGTGAGGATGTCGGGGCGCATCAAACCACCCCCACATCGTCAGCAGCCAACACGGCGCGATGGCCATCGGAGTTCATCGCGCCTACCAGCCCTTCGGCTTCCATGCGCTCGAACAAGCGCGCGGCGCGGTTGTAGCCAATGCGCAGATGCCGCTGCACCAGGCTGATGCTGGCCTTGTTGTGCGTTCGCACGATGGTGCAGGCCTGCTCATAGAGCGGATCGGGTGTGTCAACACCACCAGCCATCAGCGTTTTGCCGCTGGCATCCTTGATCTCAAATCTGGTGCCGCCTTCGCGCGCCAGATTGTCAAGCCGGGCCGCGGCTTCTTTGGCATCGCCGGCCGTGGCTGCTTCAATCGGTAGTTGAGCCTGCCCGCCCAGGTTCAACAGCAGTTCGTACAGCAACTTCGACAGCACGCCGGTGGTGATCGCCACGTCAGCATCAAAGGAATCTTCGCCCTGGTCTTGCGCACGGCGCTCCATCATCGCGGCATCGGCAATCTGCACGCGCTGGATCCTCAGGTCATCGACAAGCACGAATGACACGCGGGCATCGTGGGTCAGTGCCAGCTTGGTGGGCACCTTGCCGGTTTGCAGATGGCGGGCCACGTCGCGCCCATCAAGCGCGTGGTTCTGGTACCGCACGATCGCGTGATCGTTGGATGCGCTCTCAAGCACTGCGTCGCGGTCAATGGTCAGACCAAGCGGCGTGCCGTTCAGCATCCAGGCGGCCATGGTGCTGTCGACCGATCTGGCAACGCGCAGCAGATGCAGGTTCAACTTGGGCCATGCCTGAATCAAACCGGTGGCCACCACATCGGCCTTGCTTTGGCTTGCGGAATCGATCACAAGCAGTTTGTCGGCCGGGCTGATCCACGCCAGGATCGACGTGCGGCGCGTGAAAGCCACCGGCAGCAGCTCAAGCCGCGCCTGGTCGGCCAGTTCACGGCGGGCCCGCTTGCCCGGCTTGCGGCCGGTGTCTCGCTCCACTTCGTCGGCCAACTCGTTGGTGCGGCGTTTGACCACATCCTCGGGCAACAACTTGGCCTCGGTCATCTGTTTGACGATCCACGCGCCGGCCACGTTCTCGACCAGTTGGCCATGCTCGAAGCCTCGCGGCGGAACCCAGCCGGTGCTGGTGGCTTGGGTCTTGCCGCAGGGCACAAAGCCACCGGGCGCCATGGCTTCGGACAGCTCGTGCGCACTGTCGGGCATATCGGCATTTATCGCATAGATGATCAGGTTTTTGAACACTCGGGACTCCGGTTGCGGTTGAAGAAAAACGGGCGGCCCACTGGGCTCGGCAAGGGGAAGGGAGGGAGACTTACAGGAGGGGTTACCCTTGCCGACTCGCCCGTGAAAACTGGTGTTAGGCGAATCAGTGAACCGTTGGCTTGTAGGCATGCAGTCCGTGCAAGTTCTTCCAGGCAATCCACAGATCGCGCAGCAAGCGCTTTTCCATGTACCGCTGGGCGCGTGCGTGGATGTGGCCCTGTGACATGCACTTGTCGGCCTCGCCCTTCTTGATCTGGGCGGCGGGCTTGACTGTCAGGCCTGCGGCCTCGGCCTTCTGCACCTCGTAGGCCTTGCGTGCCAAGTAGATCTCGCGGTAGGGGCCTTGGCACTTCAACAGCGAATCGCCGATGACGAACATGGTGGAGCGGCGGCGCGGGCTGTACCCGTGGCGGATAGCAAGGGCCGCGTCACCCGCGATGCACTGCTGGCGCTTGCCGTCAACGATGCCCAGGCCCATGCGCTTCCAGACCTTGGCCGGGTTGCTGTAGTTGCTCAGGTCGCCGCACTTGCCAACGATCTGAGCCAGGCCGATTTCCCCGAAGCCACGGGTGCTCTGCACAAAGCTGTAGATGGACAACTTCTTGGCAAGGGCTCTCAGTTTTCCTTCGCAGTGAAGCTTTCCGGCATGCGCTACGTCGCGCTTTTGAAGGCGGCACCGAATGGAGAATTCCTCGTCGCGGTCTTCACGGCCAACGGCACCGGCATCAATGGCCTTGTAAAGATCATCGGCGGCCTTCTTTGTCGCAGCTACAGCCTTGTCGTCATCGCCGGGGTGAATGGACCTGCCAATGCGCCTGCACGTTGCTTTGATGTTTCGCGTCTCGTTGCCTTCGTCGCGCATCATGTCGTCGCGCTGCTTCTCCCACTCGGAAATCAGGGCGATGATGTCGGCAGGGGCAGGCAAACGATCAGTGGGTTTCGTGCCGTTCGTGGTCTGCCCCTGCTCGACAAAGGGTTCCACGTTGGCGGCAATGCTGGCTGGGGCTTCACTGCAATACTGGCCGCTCAACGTGGAAGAGGGTTCGTTGAATGGGGTTGCACCCGACGGGTGGGTTTCACTATGGCTTTGGAAACCCTCACTCAACGAATTGGGTTCTTCTGCTGGGGTGGCACCAGTGTTATGGGTTGCGGGGGTAACAAGGCATCCCACAACAGAAGAATTAGGTTGATGAGGAATCGGCACCCGGACACGGGGTTGCATCTGACCTCTGGCCGCAGCCTCATCAAAAAGGGAGGGGGTGTGGTGGACACCGGGACGCTGGGCAACAACTCTTGTGCGGTCCATCACACACCCCCTTGATCGGTGACCACGCCAAAGCGCTGGGCCAGTTGGGCCAACTGCGCTTCGGTCAAGGTCTTGGAAACTGTTGTGCTGTCATCGGGCAGCGCTTCGGCGATGGCATCCAGCCAATCGCAACGGGCCTGGCTGGACTTCGCCACTTTTCGGTAGCGGGCGGCCTCGTCCATAACTTGCGACTTTGTGGCATTGCCAAGCAATCCACGCTCAAGCGGCCACGTAAACCATGACTTGCACATGTTCACCAGCGCAGATGCAGTGCGGTCACGACTAGGCGCTTGGGTGCCATGTGAGACAACGCATGGCTGCTGGAATTTTTTGCCAGCCAGGTCATCCCGAACGTCTTTCCTGGAATCCCGAATGATGAGCATGACCCACTGCGTGATGCAGTAGTTCTGAAGCTCTAGGTAGGCCGCCCCAAGCTCGTGGCGCAGTGCGGTGCATGCCATCTTTGCAAGTTCATCGGGCTCGGCTTCTGGGTTCGCCTGCCAGGTTCTGCGGATGATTTCCCTGGGCAAAACGCGCGTACTTTGGGTGTCATCAAAGCCGATGCCCGCAGGCACCCAGAACGGTGTGTTGCTGTCGAAAGTCATGGCATTCTTTGTTAGGTTGTGCGCTGCTCAAGCCGCAGCCTTCAACTGCCCCACCACACCGTTTTCAATCCAGTGCGCCTGGATGGTGGTGGGCAGATCGGCCGGCAGGGCCTTGAGGGTTGCGAAGATCAGCGCGGTGTCGAGTTCGCCGGTTTCGGCCAGAACTTCAAGCCACGCCAGCAGTTCTGCGCGGCCCTGCAAATCCAGCACATCGACGCGATCCAGCACCAGCAATCGCACACCGCTCAAGAAGGCGATGGCCTCAGCCACCATGGCATCAGCGCGCCACTTTTCGGATTCACTGACCAGGTGGTAGTTGCGGTCTCCAAACATCACGCTCATGTCGGTGCCGATGACCACGACAGGCCACTGCGTGTCTGCTGCCGAAGACGCCAAGCGCTCGTTGATAGGCCCCAAGGCCTTGGCAAGCACTTCAGACGGGATGCCGTCAGGCGCCAGGGCATCGCCAATCGCGTCCCATGCGGCCACGTCGTGGGCGGCCACGCCGGCATCACCGGTCTTCTTCTCGGCAGCATCAGCCGCGGCCTTGGCCGTGTTGATCACGTCCAGCTTCTTGACGATTTCGGCGCGCTGGGCCTTCAGGGCGTCGGCTTGCTCTTTGGCGTTGGCCAGCTCGGACACATCGAACGTCTCGGCCAGTTCGGCTTCGATGCTGTCGGCGCTGGCCTTGGCTTGCCTGGCGGCCAGCAGATCGCGTTCATCGTTGGCCACCGCGCTGGTGGTCAGGCGGTGGGCTTCGACAAGGGCCGGCAGGCGCTCACGGTTCGCAGCATCGCCACCAGTGGCGCCCACCTTGCCGTGCTGGGCCTCGTAGGTAGCCAGGGCCTTGCTGGCGTCCATGCCCACCACGCTGTCGCGGTCCACGGTGCCCAGCACCAGCAGAGCATGCACAGCGGCTGCCAAGTCGTGCACCAGACCCACGCGGGGCCCAGCACCTGCAGCAGCTTGTGCAGCGGCCAGATCGGCCGCCAGGCGCGCCAGTTCGACTTGGTCGGTGGTCAGCTTGTCGGTAATGCGCTGCAACTTGGCGGCATGCTCTTTCAGGGCCGGCAGCTTGGCACGCAGTTCGGCGCGGCGCTGTTCTTCGGCCTGGGCCTTGCCAATGGTCATCTGCCACGATTCAGCGGCCACGTCGCAGTGCTGCAGATCGGTGGTCAAGGCCTTGAATGCCTGGGCGTCGTAGGTGGGCACGGCGGCGCGCCACAGCTTGGCCTTCTCGCTGCCGTAGGTTTCGCCCGTGATTGCGCGCCACGCGCCCTTGGCCTCGGTGGCCTTGGCCTTGGCGTCCTTGGATGCGGCTTCAAAGCCGGCGCGCAGCAGCGGTGCAATGCGTTCCACGCGGGCCTTGTCGCAGCCCAGTTCGATCAGCCGGGCACGCACGGCGGCCGGGTCAGTCTTCATGCCCATCAGGCCGTAGAGAAAGGCGCGGCGCTCTTTGTCGTCCAGGCGGGCAAAGCGCTGGGCGTCCAGCACATAGGGCAGAGTGGGGTCGGTCTCGCGGCCCTTGAAGCTGTCGGTGATCTTGCCGGCCGCGTTGATGGTCACGGTGTAGGTGTCGCCATCGGCGTCGCGCAGCTCGCACACTGCGGTGTCGGCGCCGGTGTGGATCAGCTGGGCGGCCTCTTTCTTGAGCGAGACGCGGCCCAGGTCAGCTGTCAAAGCCAGGGCCACGGCATCGCGCAGGCTGCTCTTGCCGGCGCCGTTGCGGCCGGCAAAAAGCTGAACGGTGGCCTGGGTTTCGACATCGCAGCTTTGCAAGCCCAGGAACCCGGAAACAAAGAGGTTAGCGACTTTCATGGTGCTGCATCACTCCATCGAGGTGGTGGCGGCGCGCGTGCGGCGGCCGGTGGCGGGGTTGGCGTTGGCCTGCTGCTGGGCGGCCAGGCGCTCGTTCATCACCTGCTGGTTGGCCAGCACACCGTCGCGGGCCAGCAGGGCCGCCATCACGGCTTCGCGGCCTTCGCCTTCGGGCAGTTCCTCGGCTTCATCGCTCATCAGCTGCAGCGTCACCAAATCGCCGCATTCGTTGATTCGGTTGATGAAGGCTTGGGTGTCGAACTCGACCGGCTCAGCCTCATGGTGGGTGGCGTAATCGCGCCCAACCACTTCAGCCATGGGCACCGGCGCATCCGGTCGCAGCTCGGTGGTGGTGTAGACGCGGCCCACCGTGCCATCAGATGCCACGTCGATGGTGGTCATGTCCTGCAACTCTTCAGTGGTGCGGCCCATGCCCATCACCACATCAGGCGCGTGGATGCGACCGAAGAACGAACCGGCCCGGTACTGCAGCATCTGGTGCTTCATTTCGGTCTGCCACTTGCTGCCAGACTTGCCGTACCAGCCTTCCTCCACGGCCATACGCATCGACACAGGAGCCGATTCAACGCGCTCCGACGTGGTGCGACCGTTCTCTTTGATGTAGGCCCAAGCCACGCACACAAGGTCTTCGACTTCGACTTCTCGGTCGATGAAGTCATAGCCTCCCTTGGCCTTGTTCCATCCCTGCTTCTCGCGGTACTTGGCCTTGATCAGCCCACGCGACTTGATGTCAAACCGCAGCGGGGTGAACCGGCCACTGGCGTTGATCGCGGCGATCACGAACTGGGCAGACCACGACAGGCGGCCTTCGATGATGTTGGCATGCTGCATCACCGACGTGATCGACATGCCAACGGCGCGGGCCGTCTCGATGGCCACCAGGCAGTTGCCCAGCGCCGAAGGGTTGTCGATCCAGGTTTCGTTGCCGTTCACCTTTTTCAGAACCTGGCTTCGGAACTGCGCGGGCACAGCGTCCGAGGTGGCAAAGGCTTTGGCGATGCGCTGGGCCAGCTCAAAGCCGCGCAGACTGAACATGTCGATGCGCTGGTCGCCTTGTTCGGCCAGGGCGGTTTGCTGGGGTGCGCGCAGCGCGGCGACGGTGGTGGGTGTGTTCATGGTGGTGGTTCTCTCTTTCACTCGTGAAAATGGCAGGTAGCCCAGCGCACGCAGAACTTCTCACTGCACAGCACGCTCTGTGGGTTGGGGGGGAAAAGGCCGCCGCGGAACATCTCCGCCGCATACTCGATCAAGCCGCGCTGGTCTTCGGTTCCGACCATCACGCGCTTGGCGTCAAACACTGGGGATGCGGCCACGGCTGGCCGGCTGCTGGTGGACAGGGCCAGCACCTGGCCGCCCACGGTTTGCACGCCTTCGGTGGCCTCGTACATCAGCTGGTAGGTGCCCACCTGGGCACTGCGGCCCTTGATGACCGCCAGGCCGTCTGAGATCACGCGCGATCCGCTTTTCAGATCGGGGATCACCACACCGCCTTCCGCCTCGGCCACGCGGGCACGGTCCATGCTGCCGGTCAGGCGCACGATCTGGCCGCCGCCACAGTCGATGTCCATCGGGTTGAGCTTCTGCTCCACGCTCTTGAACGTGAACCTGGGCGACAGATCCAGGCAGTACATGGTGTGCAGCTTCAGACCGATCGTTTCGGCTTGGCGCACCGTCAGCGAGTCCTGCGTGTAGTCGACATCCCGGTCAGGGTGGTGCAGGGCGTCCACGAACTGGCCGGCCGCATCGTCAACCGACACTTGCGCGCCGCCTGGCAGGCGCCCGGCGTCAAACAGCGCTGTGCTGGCATGGATGGCGGTGCCCAGCTGCGCACGCAGGCCCGACGGCTTGTGCATGCCCAGCAGGTGCGTGCCTTCCCAGCTGTGGGCGCAGTCGAACAGCTTGCCCCAGCTGCTGGCGCGCACGGTGATGATGCTGGGTGCGGTCATGACCATTCCTTTTCACGAAGGGTCGAAAACCACAGGCCGAAGGTTTCATACGGCAGATCAATTGACCGAACGCCACCCATCGGCAGGCTGGACGGTGCGTCGAGCGGGCCGCCTTGATTCAGCCATTCGCCTACCGTCACCAAGTATTCCGGCCAGCATTTCAGGCTTGAATAAATGTCACCGATGTAGCCGGTGGTGCAGGCCACTGCGGGCTGCACGATGATGCTTTTGATGCTCATGCCCGCACCACTTTCCTGGCCAGCCGGTGCGATGTGCACAGGCCCAGGCCGCAGGCGCGGCACAGGCGATAGATCAGGTACTGCTTCATGCTGCGAACCCCCAGGGGTAGAACGCTGAAGCGATGGCAGCCAACACCGTGACGGCAGCAACCAGACCGGGCAGCCAGTCGGCACGGGCCTCGGGAAAGTTGTCGTCGTCGCAGCCGCGAATTGCATCGCCCACCACGATGACGAACGCCACGATGGCCAGCAGCCAGCCGACGAACCAGCCCACCTCGCGCATGGCCTTGGCCTCGGCCTTGGCGTACTCAGTGGCGTGCACATGGCCTTCTTGGGCACAAGCCGTGTCGAAGGTCAGGTCGTGCATGGGGTCAAAGCAAGACCCGGCACCGTGCGCCATGTGGTCGCTGATGGCTTTGTCGAGGGCGGTGTTCATGCCCGCACCTCAATCTTGTAGCCCTGGGGTGCATGCTGATTCCACAGTTCACCGGTCGGATCAACCAACGGTTGCTCGCGCTTGATGAACACGAAATTCCAGCGGCCTTCGGCATAGGCCGCTCGGTCGTCGCTGTACTGGTACATCCAGTCATGCGACTTCAAAGCCTTTTCGTAGGCCTGTCGGCGGTTCTGCGCCTCCGCTTCCGCCGCCATTTCGGTGTAGTGGGCAACTGCGTTGGGATGGGCCATTTCAGTACGCCTCAGCTTCTGCACGGGTGATGAAAAAGTGGATGCCTGGAGCGCATTCGGTTTGCCAGTCGTCGCTGAACGAATCCGGCGTTACGCGATTACCCGCGATGTACTGAGTTTTTCCGTCATACCTTGCAATGCCGACTTCAGCGCCGATCACTTGCAATACATCAGCAAATTCAGCGCGGCACTTTCGGCCAAATGCATGCGAGCGCTTTGCATCGGCGGGGATGCGCAATTGCACGATCACACCGCCTTGACACTTTTTCCAACCGATCAGATCACCATCGGGAAGGATGCGAGTGCACGCTATCGCAAGCTCAACTCCAACGGCACCGCTCAGGTTGGCACCGCTCAGGTTGGCACCGCTCAGGTTGGCACCGCTCAGGTTGGCACCGCTCAGGTCGGCACCGCTCAGGTTGGCACCGCTCAGGTCGGCACCGCTCAGGTCGGCACCGCTCAGGTTGGCACTGATCAGGTCGGCACCGCTCAGGTAGGCACCGATCAGGTCGGCACCGCTCAGGTTGGTACCGATCAGGTTGGCACCGATCAGGTCGGCACCGCTCAGGTCGGCACCGCTCAGGTTGGTACGGCTTTGCGCAGCTTTTTCCAACGCATGCCGCGTATGCAAACCACTATCTATGTCATCCGGCACGTCGCACTCAAAGAGCACGGCATCTGTGAATCGGTGCTTGATCTGAACTTTCATCTGTCTCTCCGGGACCAAGGCTTGACGATCACAGACGCCTGACGCGCCATTTCGGTGTAGTGGGCAACTGCGTTGGGGTGGGCCATCAGCGCCTCACTTGCAAGCCAAGGCCGCGCAGTTGGGCGGGTTGATGGTCTCGTCAGGATCACCGCCGCCGCAGGCTGCCAGCGTTGCCGGCAGGGCCAGGATTGTCATCAGTCGCATTGCGTTCTCCTTTGCACTGCTTGGTGCAGCGATTGGAGTAAAGTCTACCGGCAATAGACGCTTGGCGTCAACGGGCGATAGACGAATAACGAAAAAAAGTTTTGATAGGGAAACCCGCAGACGCAAAAAAGCCCGCTCAAGGCGGGCTCGGGGCCGGATGCACCGGCAATCAACGGCTCAGGCCGAAGGGGTTACAGGGCTCTACGGAATAACGTGTTGAAAGGACAGCTATGAACAACAACCAGAAAACGGAAAAACGTGTGGAAAAGCGGCAGGCGAAGAGCCGCCACGGCCAGTTCATGCGCATCGACTGGGAAGACGATTCTGACGTTGAGTACGTCTACGGCCACGTCACGCTTGACCAGGCCAAGGCGGCGTTTGAGAGCTATGGCGGCTCTGGTTGTGGTGAGGCTGTGAACGGCATCAAGCATCGCTGGGCGCGCAAGCGTCCGACCGGGCAGTATTCGGAGTACGAGTGGATACTGCACACCTACGACGTGCCGTCTCGCGGCGCGTTCCCGGTGACTGAGCTTGATGTCTCCACTGCCAGGACCGCGTGATGCCCTGCTACATCGAGCACACCAAGCACGGCGACACGATGTTTCTGTGTGGCGACCTCGGGCCGCACTGCGCAGCCGACAAGTGCGCGGCTGTGAGCGGCTGGCTGTGCGACTACCCGGTGGGCGAGGGCAAGACCTGCGACCTGCCACTGTGCGGCAGCCACGCCTACGAGGTGGCACCGAACATTCACTACTGCCCCGGCCACCTGACGCTCTGGAGCGCGTTCCGCGACTCCGGCGGTGTGAAGCGCGAGCTTGAGAACGTGGTCCCGTTTCCACACGGCACCACTTCAAAGTCATGACCCCGTTTCCACACGTTAATCCGTCGAGCCGTTTGATGTGGTCGATCACGTAGTTCGGGCAGGCCCCACGCGGCTTCCCGGTTGACGGGCAGGGGTGCGCGTGCTTGAAAGCGCTGATGGCCTTGTGGTCGCGGTGGTGCTTGGCTTCGGCGGTTTGGCACGCCAGGGCGACTATGGCTGCGAGCTACCACATTTCATTACTGCCCGATCAGGGCGGTGCGCTTGAAGCTCATGGCTGAATTGCATGTTCGAGATCGAGCTTGGCAATCGCAGAGGTGAGCGAGTCCAGTAGTTGGTGCTGTCGATTGATGAAAAGGGCGTCTGACTCCGTCCCTTGAAATGTGCCCTGCAATGCAGCAACAAATGCCCCTTGTGCTGCAACGATGGCGTCTTTGACCTTTGGCGATTTGACCGAGGTGGCTGCTTTCTTTGCCAGCGTCAATGATTGGCCCTCAGCATCTGATGCGCATGCAGCGCTCTTTGCTCGGGCTCCTGCTTCTCGACCGTCTTTCGACATGTACTTTTGTCGTAGTTCAAGCGCTCTTGCAACGAATTTTTCTCGCCCGCTTTTGGATTCCATTGACGTTTCCCACGTTATCTGATCCGTTGCTGCAAGGAATGCGCAATCGGCGAGAGATGCGCTGATGTGGGCTTTGTAGGCATCCATGTCAGACGTTTTTGGCGCTGCCTGAGCTGATGCCGTCTGCGTGCAGATTACCAGCGCTGCAATGGCAAAAATTTTCATCATTCCCCCTTGCGCCTTTGGCGCTGTTGTCGTCAAAACAGGCCCCATGCCTGTCGAAAGTGAACCACCGGGCAAGAACTCCCCACCTTGAACAGGTTAGGCCGTTCGGTTGGTTGTGAACTACCGCACAACCTGGGGTTGGTGGGTAGCCTGTAAATTTTGGCGGGGCGACCTATGCGGCCTCCCGTTTGATTTCCAATCCAATCTGGGCGGCTGTGAGAATCATCGCCCCCTCGAGCAGCTTTCGATCTCCAGGCTCCATGGCGTGCACTGCATCAAAGTCCACCGTCTCGAACGGCCATCGGCGCACACCAAACAGGATTTCATCCGCGCTCACCTCAAGCGCCTTGCATAGGGCAGCAAGCTCCGGCGATCTAACTGCGTTTTTGCCGGTTTCCCAGTGGCCTACGGTGCCTTTGCTCTTGCCAATTATTTTGGCCAATCCGAGCGTTGATAGGCCAGCCTTGTCGCGCGCAGCGGAAATCCGTTTGCCGCAATCCTTTTGGAACTGCAGTTCAGCCGCTGCTTTGATTTCTTTGTCGTTCATGGTTTGACGGTAGCCAAACCGAAAAATCGAACGTCTATCCGCGCTTGACGTTCGGCGTCTATCACGGATAGACTTAATGCATGAGCGACCATATTGCATCTGAACGAGACGCCCTGCGCCTGGCTGCCGAGATCGTCGGCGGTCAGGCGGCGATTGCCGCTGTTTGTGGCTTCAGTGACCGGCGTCATGTCTGGCCCTGGTTCAACACGGGGCGTCGGGTGCCTATCGAGCATTGCCC